CCAGGTCGAAAGCGTTGACTAACTGATTGCAGCATGGATCATGGGAGTGGTGAGAGTACAGGAACAGATCGCCGTCATAGATAATCGCCCCGCCCGTTGTCTCTCCTCCGGTATAGGTATACCGGCCAGACGAGGCCGTCTCCTCATACATTCCCGGGATAAACTGATCCATGGCCTGTGTGATGCTGTACGTCCGGCAAAATGCGCCGATCACGCCCCGTTTGGTCGTGGGATCCTCCTGTCTCGCCAGCCGGCGGCGCTCCACCGCCTCTGTTCCCGGCACCTGCGGCCACTGGCTGATATCTCTCCAGTCACCATACATGCCCAGCAGACCGTCCACGCTGCAGAAGAGATTATCGTACACCTCACACATATACTGGCTGTCAATGCAGCACGATGGCCAGTACATCAGCCTGTTGACTTCGAAGGTTGTCGGGTCACAGAACTCAATACCGATCAGTGACGCCAGTTTCCGCACCGCAGGCTCATATTCGTCTGCCGTGGTTGTCCGGTCGGTCGGAACGATCACCCGAAGCCTGGGAGCATATCCGGCATGTTTCCGGGTGCTGTAAACAGCAGCAGCACACCCGAGACCGCTCACGCGCCGCAGGACATCGTCCGCCTGCCCCGCAGGGATATTATCCAGATCCAGTGTTAAAAGATCCCGGCCTTCCGCACATTCCGGTTTCCGGCGGTCTCCTGTAAATGTTCCACCCACAAAACCGCCCACGTCTTTCAGTTCGTCCTGTCTGGCCTTCGGTAATGCAAGATCCTGTTCCAGAGTCTCTGTCCCCCGGATGGGAGTTTTCAATTTTTCGGTAAATTCGGACCACATGATCTCACACCGTGGCCAGTATGTTGACTTCCGGCTCCCCGCCGTGCTGATCTGCAGCTTCCTGTTATTCTGCAAGTTCTCCCCTCCTAGTCCTTCATATAATACATGCTTTCAAATCCTGCGCCTTTCAGCACCAGCCCCGGCGCCCAGAGGATCGGCTCCGCCATCAGACCGCAGATCTCTTCCACCGTCGTCTCCATCGGCGCGTCGATGATCACCTCGTCATGCACATGGAAAACCACCTGCAGCCCCTTAGCAGCGATCCTTTCTAAAGTTACCGCCAGGCAGTCCCTGGCGATGGCCTGGACGATATTTTCGACCATTTTTCCGCCGTAGGTACTGGTGACTTCCCACTTTCGTGTCTGCTGACCTACCGTATAGTAGTGGACAGCCATCTTCTCGAAGCGGTTTTCTTTTAAAAATGGTTTTGGGTAAAAGAGTTTCCGGCCGCTCGGCAGCCGCACGGTAAGAAAAGACTGTCCATAGACCAGATCCCCCTCCAGCGCAAAGATCAGCCCGTTGATCCCCTGCGGCTGTGCTGTCTCCATGACGGCAAGGGCCGCGTTTTCTATTGCATACCATAAGCCCTTAATCCGGGGATTCGCCTGTCGCCACCGCTGTACGATATCCGGCAGTTCCTCCTCTGTCAGGCCCATCTGCAGGGCGCCCATGGCGATCAGCGCCGAAGTACCACCCTGATATCCCAGAGCCAGTGTTGCTACCTTCCCCTTCTGTCTTAGGCTGTACTCCGGGTTTCCCTTTGCGATCCGCTCCACCGGCACGCCGAACATCTGGGACGCCGTCGCTTCGTAGATCTTCCCGTGGGTAGCGAATACCTCATTCACCCACTGCTCTCCAGCCAGCCAGGCAATGACACGAGCCTCGATGGCTGAGAAATCGGCCACCACAAACTTATGGCCGGCAGATGGGATGAACGCTGTCCGGATCAGCTGGGAAAGCGTATCCGGTACATTGCCATAAAGGATCCTCACGCCGTCATAGTTTTTAGCCTTAACAAGGTTACGGGCATAGTCCAGGGTCTTGAGATAATTCCTCGGCAGGTTCTGCATCTGCACCAGACGGCCGGCCCACCTTCCCGTCCGGTTCGCTCCGTAGTACTGCGTTAATCCTCGTACTCGGTCACCCTCCCCACGGGCTGTATCCATTGCTACGTATTTTTTGATTGACGTTTTCCCTAACTGCTGACGGATCTCTAACATACGCCGCACCTTGTTTGGGTTGATTCCGCCCAGGAGCTCCGCGACAGTAGCCTTCTGCAGGTTATCCGCTTCTGTACCGTTATCCCGCAGCCACTGAAGCAGCTGAGCCGCGCTGTTTGGATTCTGCAAGCCAGTCAGGCTTATTGCCTCGTCAGTCAGGCGCTGCGTGCTGATCTGGTCGATGTATAAAGCTCCCTCGATCAGATCTGTATCCACCCTGACGCCATAAGCATTCATTAATACGTCCATCTGCCAGAGTCTTTCCTCTTCTTCCGGCATCGGGAACAAGTCCAACCGCTTTAAGATTTCCCTCTCTGTCACGACATCTTGTTTGCAGTACTCCTTAAACAGATCCCACTTGTCCTTATCGTGCCATGGCTGGTTCCATGTCCGTCCGCCATTCGTTCTGGTAGGCTTACACGGTACGCAGAAGTACCGGATCAGTGCCTTGCCTGTTGTCAGCTTCTGTTTATCCTGCGGGAGGCCGATTGCCTTACCAGTCGCGTCCAGTCCGGCAGTATAGCCACAGTACAGGCCGTGAGCCATCGTACAGCGCCACTGATCGATCGGGGTCTCATAACCCGCCTGGTTAAGGCAGTACCACTCAAAAGCAGCGTTGTAGGCGTGCTTGATAACATTGGGATCTGCCAGGGCCTGCATTAACCAGCAAGGGAGCTCTTCCCCGTTTTTGAGATCTATAACCTTAACGGGATCGTTATTCCACTGGTACGCAAACAGGAGGATTTCAAAATCTGGAGACTGTGCGTATTTATAGGCGCCAGCCTTCCCGATGTCCACACTGCTCCTCGTCTCGATATCAATTGATAGATGATGCATACACGTTCCTCCCTGTCAGATCGAGGGGCATTCCGGCCCCCCTTAAAGTTAATATGGCTGCCCGGTAATCGGGTGTAATCTTGGCGCTGTGGCTTGTGCTGCTGGCTGTCCGGCTCCGTTCCACGGTGCTGTGGTCTGCGGAGCATAACCAGCAGCACCCGGAGTCGCTGGCATAGCTGCCCCGTACTGAGGCGCTGCATATCCGGCAGTTGCCTGTCCCTGCTGGATATTAAATGCCTGTGCCGCACTGGGTGCACTGCCTCCCAGCGCTTCCCCGTCTCTCGTCTTCATAACCGGGCCCAGACCGCAGCCGATCCCTTTCTTCCCGCCGAAAGAGTACGGGTAGAAGGATACGTTCACACGGCCATACATACCGCTGTATACCTCAGACTGGTTAATGATTGGGTTTCCCATCTTATCCACGACTTCCGGCCGGTAATCCACCTTGGCACTGGCCGTAAATACCCAGTGGCCCTTACACTCCGGACCGAAGGCCATGCCATCAGACGGCCGCACTCCGTCGCCGTCATAGACGGGCACGGGGACGATCGGCGGACACTGACCGTTCCATTTCTCGCTGATCCCCTTCTGCTTTGCGGCATCGAGAGCCGTGTTAATACGTCCCATGGTGTCTACGTCCGTCTTTGGCACCAGAACTGTTACACTGTATTTTTCTTCCTGTCCTGCCATCGCTGCATAAGGCTTAAACAGGTGCACATAAGATAATCTCACTTCTCCGGTTGTTACGTTGGTTAAATCATTCATAGCTAAATTCCTTTCTTTTTTTTAAGATTGTCCTCCCGGCTCTTCTGCTTTATAATTTAGAAGAAAGGAGGTGTTACTGATGAAACAGCTTGATAAACTTTTACAAAGCCTTGGCGAACCCTATGATATTCAGGATTTTGATGGCGAGGACTGCATACACAGGAAATTTGGTAATTACGAATTTGAGGTTTCCGACACAAGTCGCAAATTCTGTATCCTGTATGTGTGGACAGTCACACCAAAGGAAGTGGTTGCGATATATAAAAATATTCCAACTGAAAATCTTAAGGATGTTCTGGGCTATTATGCTTCCAGATACCAAAACATTCCGGACCAAATCCAGGTCGAACGCCAAGATATAGAAGTATGACCCCTAGATCCCTTCTGGTAAGATGCTTTTCTTCGATGACCCGGTCCAGTTCTTCAATCTCTTCCGGGTCATCTGTTTTCAACTCGAATCTGCGGAGTTCGCCTAAAGTCCGACTTTTCGGTAACTCAGTACTTTTCTCATTCATTTACTTTTTCCTCCTTGAACGCCTCTGCGGCGGTTACTTTGTTCGTGATTGCCGGTCTCTTATCCGATGCTTCTACCCGGACGGCGGCGAGGGTGCCACAAAAGAGGAAAGCATCCTCACCGACATACTCGCCCACAGCGTCGGCAAAATCCTTCTTCCCGACCACTTTTTCTACTTGTGCAAGGGTCAGGGGTTTTCTTTCCCACAAAACCGCATCTTCGGCGATTCCGCCCTTTGTCAGGGTATCAAACGCTTTGTCCATGTCTGTCCAGTCACGGGATCCGCGGCCTTCCACAGCTTTCCAGCCAGGGACCTCTTTTCCGGCCAGGCACTCCTTTAGGGCACACGCCTGCAGGTCGCTGAGCCATTTCGCAACGTCGGCACCAATCCTTAAGTACTCTCCCATCTGCTCATTAGAGATCAAAGGCGGGAGCTTCCCTAAATCCGGCGAGGAAGCAAGCTGTTTGTCGTGGCTTGCTCTCGCCTGGCACCTTTCTTTTGCCCGGCAGTACTTACATGTTTCCGGACTCGGATAGAAATCGCCCTCTCCTTTAATTGCAAGTTCCGCACGGCCTTTCACGTACCGTCCCCATGGAAGCAGTTCCTCCAGTGGGCATTCCCACTCGGAAATACCGTCTGTGAGCCGTGGCTGCACGATGGACATCCGGATCACTTCAATTGGATACAGGATCTTGTACATCTCGTAAGCTCCCAGTGCGTATAATGCAAGCTGCGGATTCCCCTCTGCCTCCACGCGACCATTGGGACTTTTCCCGTATTTAAAGTCAATGACATGCAGCACGTTGCCGCAGATCAGGATACAGTCCGCAGTCCCAAACCCATCGGGGACATAGGCAGAGAAGTCAACCCTCTTCTCTATTGCCACATAGGGCTGGCTCTTCATTGCCAGCGCAACACCTTTTATGTAATCAAGGTATTCGTCTGTGTAACCCATCATCTCATCCTGCCACGACGCGTCCTTCTTAAGCTTATTAATGGCCGGTGTCAGTTTGCGTTTTCCAAACTCTACGCTGTAAAAATAGTTCCGTACTTTCAGCTCCGCCAGTTCATGAGCCAGCGTGCCCTCAGCAGCCGCATCTGACGTTGTATCCGGAAATGGCTCCTCCAACCGGGCGCTCGGTGTACAATACAGCCACCGGTGCGCCCCGGATGCACTTAATAATGCATGATCTCTCTCAGCATGTCCCATCAGATCGGAGCCCCCAATCCTCTAAGGGCTGTAGCAAATGCCCCATACTGTTCCTGCGGCAGCTGTGTTAATGCCTCCGTGCCGAACTGCGCCAGAAGGTTAATCAGATCGCCCTGCCTGCCGGAGTCCATAAGAGTCATGGCCGCCCTTGCCAGATCGTCAGCCGTATAGGAGGGAGCCGCCGTCTGTACCGGTGCCTGCTGTACTGGAGGCGGCGTTACCGGGGCCATCTGCTGTGTTTGTACGGGCTGAGGTGTTACCGGGGCCATCTGCTGTGTTTGTACGGGCTGAGGTGTTGCCGGAGCTACCTGCTGTACCGGTTGTGTCATTGCTGGAGCAGCCTGCTGTACTGGCGGCTTGTCCTTAGTTTCGACCGTCAAAACTAAATTCCTTGCAAACCCCATCATGTCCTCAAAATCTTTAAATTCAACTGTAATCATAGATTAAATCCTCCTAATTCATTTTTTAATATGATCAGCTCGTCCTTTGTGAGCGTGATTCCTTTTGACATCTGTGACCGATCCTCGTTCCAGCCACGGAGATCGTATTTCGGTTCATGATCTCCCCATTTCACCAGATTTAGTTCCTTGTGATACTTTCCATCTCCCGGAAACTCGATCAGGGTTTCCAGAATCTCGCATTTCAGTTCTTTTGCCATCTTGCACTCCGTTTCTCCCTCTGTTATAATGAGGGTGTAAAATTGTTAGTAGTTACTTTGATTCCCGGACGGCTCCACCCGTCTGGGTTTCTTTTTTTACAACACACATGCCCGTAATAGTAGATATCCTATGTAAGCACAGGCTCCAGCTCCGGCCAGATCAAAGATCCCAACCAGTAGCCATTCCACCCAGTCTACAATAGGCGGCCGGCTGTCGTCCTCGAAGTCGTCGAGGTTGTCAATGTACTTCTGCATTCTGTATCACCTCGTTTTCAAGCATCAGCCCAGTGCGTTCACAAAAATACTTTCTTGAAACTCTACCGCGTCTAGTAATAAAGCCTTTGGCTTCCAGTTCATCATTAAGTGTCTTGATAATGTTGTATCCCATGCTCTCCGAGCAATCCATGATCTCGGCCACTTCCGCGGCGGTTATCATTGCGCTCATGGTTTTCGCCTCCTTTTCTCATTTTCCCATTGACACAAATATTCGACGGTGGTATATTTGTCATATCGAACATAAGTTTGTTTTTTGTTAATTTTCTCGCTTGAACAAGTAATCTAAATCGTACTTTGGAAACAGAACATTTCTAATCGCTACTGCGTCTTCATAGTAAAAGCCTTTCTTCGTTTCGCCATTTACCGTATCGCTTACTGTTTGGTATCTACAACCAAGCAAACTTCCTATTTGAGTAAATGTTACATTCTCGTCTTTCATAGCGGACAAAAAGTTTCTATACATGCCATCACCTCCTTAAAAATACTGAATTTCGAATTTCATAAGCAAATTATATTCTTTATTCAGTATTTTGTCAACGTGAAATATTCCGTTTTCCGAATTTATTCGCTAAATCGAATATTTTTCATTTACAAAATACGTTTTATGGTATATAATAAAAGCACTTAGAAAACGAGGTAACAGCTATGGAAAAAGCGAGAATTTTAGAAAGGCTAATAAAAGAACAAGGCTATAGCCTAAAATCATTTGCTCTAAAATGTGATATTCCTTATACTACACTATATGGAATAATGAAAAACGGTGTTGGAAAAGCTACTGTCGATAATGTTATGGCCATATGCCATGGGCTTGGAATTACTATGGATGAATTAGAGGAAATGGCCAATGGCAAGAAGGTAACAAAGTTGGAACCTTCTTATACCGACGTAGAAAAACTTGTAGCCAGAAATGGAAAGAAAATGTCTGTTGAGCAGAAAATGCGCCTGATA